AATTCTATAAAAAAATAGGATTTTAAAAAAATTGACTTCGAGAAATCAACGTGGTGAGGTTTTCTTAGGGGACAGAAGGGTCTAGGTCCAAAAAGACAGATTTTGTCTCAGTGGGCTTCTACGGGGCTTGTAAGCGATTTACCTTAATCTCTTCTGTCTTATATTGTAATCTTTAGAATTTCTCAGATTTATTAACTTTTTTTCAAGATCTGAGAACTTTGCCCAGTTTTTGATCTCTGCCTCGAACCGACCACAGCCTTTACAACGAGCATCACCCCATTGTGTGACTGTACATACACCGGTGCAAGGAGAATCAGATAAACTAGTTGTCTTACCTAAGACAGATTCAAGTCTAGTAAATCGAGTTACCGTATTACTTGCTTCCCTCATAATAGTCATTAGCTACTTCCAGTAACTTATCAAAATACCATCCAGCTTTTTCAAGGTCCTCCAACCCATTCTTATGCTCGAATCTCCATAGGTACTTAATAATATTACCTTTACAGTATGAGATAAAACCTTCTTTACTCATACTAGCTTGTATAGCATCAATACATTCAATCTCTCCTGAGTTGTAATGTGGTGGGTGATTCACCATATCTTTGCTAGTTTTAGCTAATTTACGTGTCATTTTAGGCATATTTTTGTAAGTTTGTCTATAAATTCGTCGAATGTGCAGGCATTGTCTTTAAACTCTTCTACAGTAAAAAATTCTCTTTGCACATCTTGAGTCATTAAAATTAAGTCTTCTACTCCTATTACTAAATATGCAAGCACATTATGATCAATAGCTCTTTGTAACCAAAGTTTTTGTTGAGAACTAGTTTTAGTGGCTATTTTAGAAGTGGTTCTTACAGGCATTTTCCTGTGGTATTTATATTCTATAAACATACAACCAGCAGGGCCGCTGTAATACGCATCCGGGACACCGCCATGATAAGCATCATGAATTTTCCACTTATAGATATTGTTATCTAGTGCTTTGTGGATCTTCGCTATGAACTCCCTTTCTGTCATCTTTATACTTTAAATCCTTAAAATACAGTCTTGTAATGTACCTACGGATAATTGCAGTAACTGTAAGCACAAAGGTTTGTATTACAGATATAAGCAATGCATCTTGCGTAAAGTATAACATGGAGAATAACACAAGCCACGAAAGAGGAAAATTTACACAAAAGCCTAGAGCTGTATCTGTAACAGACTCTAACATAGCTTTTTTATCAATTTGTTTTGCCAAATACCGCCTCAATCATATTCCTTATAATAGAAGGTTACTTACACGATGCGACAGTATATGTCGCACCATGTAAGATATAGTTACACTATTACGCTGCAGGTTGTTTTGTAACTGACTGAAATAACTTTTTAGCTACTTCATAATCTTCGTCAGTTACCCAACCTTCATTCGCAACAGCGATATTCCAGAACTTTTGTCCAGTTCTGTTTTGAGTTTGGGAGGATGACATCTTCCATAAAGAAGAAAATCTATCTCCGCCCAATCTTGCAATTTGAGTATTCCATTCTCTGCTTACACGAAGCTTTGAGCTGGTACAATCAAATAAGAAAGGCGTGTCTAGTTTACCTGTCTCCGCATCTTTCTTAACCAATAAGTGAGATTGTGTTTGTGTAATCTCATGGTCTTCTACATTCAAGCCTTCAGCTTTTAGATGATCTAAAGCATCTCCTTGACTTGCAAAAGAACCAATAAGTCCTCCACCTTTCTCACGTTTTCTCCAAACAACATACTCTTCAGTGAAACGTACATTCATTAAGTACATCTCTCTGCCGTAGTTTTCACGAGTAATAGTGTTGATAAAGTCGCCAGGTTTGGCTCCTTTAATGTGTTCACTATGGTTCTCGTCCACTTCGTTAGACAACTGTTGAAGTTGTTTTACACGTGGGGTTTGAAGATGGTCTTGAGTAATGTTTTCATTACCTAGACCGCTACCTTTTTTTGCATGAGCAGGCAACTCAGTTGCGACTAACGCTATATCGTTCATAGTACGTACTCCTTATTTCGTCGATATATTTTATTTACTTACTTCGAAAATTAATTCTAGTAAGCTCCGTTGGCTTAACACCTGGAACATCCTGTCCCATTTGTTGAAGCTCTCTGTAGGCGGTTGCTGACATTCTTTTCTGCAACAACTCAAACTGACCATTGTCAATTATATGCTGGTGCACAAGATCCCAGTCCTCTACAGTTGGTACAACATCTTTTTTAATAGACACTGTACACACATCATTCCCAATCCTATCCACTCCTTGGTTTTCAAGATTAAGAATAATTCTGCTTTCTAATTCATTAATAGCTTGTTTCAAAGATTTTTCTTCACCTTGAAGATCTTTGAGTGCGGCTTTCGAATTAGATAGTTCGTTAAGTAAATCATCCATATTTTTTATTTCTTCTGACATTAGTGTAGTACCTCCTTATTAGTATTGCTTGATGCCATAAATACACCGTCGACTAAAATAAGTGATTCAACTCCAGCTAAAGCTAAGAGTTGATTTATTTCGTCTAGGGTAGTTACTTCCTTATTGTTATTGATAACTTCAGCCATAGTAAAAACTAAAGCAGTCGCAATTGCAGATGGCGAACGTTTAATTAGCTCATCAACTACTTCTTGTAGTTCATGAGTTAACATTAGTACCCTCTTGTTTTGTTCTGACATTATTTATCTTTGATAATATATGGAGTAAATTCTCCATTTTTCCTAATTTACCATCTAGTTTACTATATACATGTTTTTCCCATGTCTTTTTTGCGGTAATTAAAATAGTTTCTGTTTTTTGATTTTGTCCAGCTCTATGTATACGTCTGTTAAATTGTTGAAACTGTTCAGCGCTGTATGTAGGCGAACACCAAATAGCTGTGGTAGCTTTTGTAAGAGTAAGTCCATGAGAAGTAGACTGAGGGTGAGCAAATAATACTTGTATCTGACCGGCCTGGAAACGTTGTACGATATCTTTACGCTTGTGTGCAGGTACTGTACCGTCAATTAGTTCATAAGAAATCTTTTCTCGCTCCGCGATTTTTATCAACGCATCACGCTCATGCTTCCAATTGTATGCAACTAATGAATGTTTACGTTGTCCCACTAGTGTCATAACTAGCTCGTAACGCTCATCATGTAATACAGTAGGCTGGCCGTCTTCGTTGTAGACAGCGCCACTAACTAATTGTAGTAGTTTCTTTACACGAGCTGCAGCGTTGACTGCATTGATAGTCCCTTTTGTAGTGTACAACACTGACTCTTCAGCAAGGGTATCGTACATCTTTTGTACCCGTGGTGTGAGTTTTGTATATACATTTCTTACAATATTGTCAGGCAGATCCATACATTCATCAATTGCATGACGAATAGTGATATCTGAAAGTTTATTTGCAACAACTGCTTCAATACCAGGTTTGTCAATCCACTCATTAGCAAAACCATTGAACCTAGGTTGACAAACTTGATGTCTAAATGACCAAAATCTATTTCCTAGATGTTCTCCATCATCAATAAGAAAGACAGGGTGCCAAAGATCTAGAATAGTATTACTGTTAGGAGTACCAGACATAGCAATTCTATTATCAAAATTATGAATAATAGACTTGAGATTCTTCGAGCGCTTGGCCTCCCTATTTTTAAAGGCAGTAAATTCGTCAAGGACGATGGTATTAAATCGCTTAAGTAGTAATGGATGTTTATGTAAGAAGTTAACAGCTTCGAAATTAGTGATGACCACATCGTAGCTATCGTCTTCAAATATTTTTTTCCTGTTTTTAGCATATGCAATTCCATAGTTAAGTGAGGGTTTAAATTTTATTATATCTTCTCCCCACGAAGCTTCAAGTATAGACAATGGTGCAAGTACAAGTGTAGCCCCTGAAGAAGAGTCAATTGCGTCTAATACTGCTCTCGTTTTGCCGGTCCCAGGATCAGATGTAATAAGACATCTAGGGTGGCTGTTAATGAATTGGGTAGTTTCAGTCTGATGCTGATAAGCATCCTGTATGGATTCGTTCATAGTTCACCTTTCGTCGTTCGTTGTTATATTTCATTATACTTTATTTTTTAATTATTTTGAAGCCCACTCACATATTGGGTATTCTCCTTTCCCATAAGAACACCACCTGCAATTATATTGAGATGGATTAGGAGAAAATTTAGTAGCGGTAGTCATGTCTAATGCTCGCTCTTGTAGTTTTGGCATGAACATCATAGCTTGATCTCGCGTATATACTTTCTCCATAGTAGTTCCATGGTCTAGATACCAAAATTCTGTATTTAAACTTTCTAAATGCGGAAATCTAAAAAAAGTTCCTATTGCATAAACAAGCCCTTGTTGGCTGTGCGCAATCTCATTACCAAATTGTTTACCGGTTTTATGATCAATTACACGTGCTGAAGTTTCTGACTCATGTACGATTACATCGAGTTTTACACGAGCCCATACGTTAGGAGCCATCCACTCGCATGCTTCCCAATCTATAGTGAACCCCCATTCTCCTTCTAATTCTACTTTTGCATCTGCATACATCTCCCGAAGAGATTCAAATTGCGATGTAAATTTTTTAAGAGTATCAGGTAGTTCACCTAACTCGCCTTTTACATAATCTTCAGCTTGCTGGTGTATTTGTGTACCACGTTCAGCAGCTGGCCCATAATCTTCTTGTACTTTCTTAACTTTGGCTATATAGATTCTATAGGGACAGGACTCATAGGTCTTAAGTGAAGAATAAGACCAGGCTGGTATTAAACCCAACTCCTTTGGTTTGTCCGAAACTATTACATTATCTAGATCCGGACGCTTGTTTTGTACAAGCTTTGTCACAAATAATATCCTGTTATTTTGTTGCTAAAAGTTTTAAATCTTTTTCGTCGAAATGATCTTTTATTAAAGTATCTTTAACATTATCTTCGAGTTTCCAAGTTATTACAACCCCGCGAGGAATGCTAGCGTGTTTGTCAGACGATACTCTTTTTCTTCTAGTAACAACATTTAACCTAGACATTGCTTTTGAAAAGTCTCTTTGAGACAGCTTGTTACGGCTATCTGTAAGTACATCATATACAACTTTGAAATGCTGCATTGGTATAACAGTTTCTACACCAACTTTTGAAATCCAATCTTTTACATAACGTTGCGCTGATGCAATGCCACCTGCATCAAATGTGTTTGTAATTTCTATATCTAATATTTCTATAAAGTATTCTAAGTTCTTTTCTTTTATTGCATGTGCAAATTCTTCTAGTACAGACATAGATACTTGCTTCATTTGTTGTTTAGCATCATTTTCTAACGCTGTATGTGCCATACGATTATCTACCTGGAAAGCTTGTAAGACACCGGCGAAGTAATATAACTCAGATGACAATTGGTCTAAGTTATCTAATAACTCAGGTATTGAGTGCTGTAACTTACTTTCTTGCCTGGGGCCTACGTTGTAACGTCTATCTCCATCTTCAATCTTTACAGCATCTCCTCTGTTTGTAAGAAAGATAAAGTTACAAAAACTTGGCAGCTCGACTTGGTTTGTACGCATAGCACGGATAGTTAATGTAGGTTCAGTAACCTGATGTTTTAATTTATCAGCCATACGATTAGTATTGCCAGAGTCACTCATACGAAATTCATCTACAACTAAGAAGAGCGCTGTGCGCATGTATAAATTAAATTGTTCTTCTATATTTTCTAATGAACGCATTGGGACTTGTTGTTCACCGAATAAAGGTTTTAATATTTTATGTACAAACAAACCTTTACCGGTACCTGGTACACCTGTAAATATCCATGCGGTCATAGTTTTTTGTTTATTTTGGTAAATATAAGCTAACCAATTTATGAAATGTTCAAACTCAGTATCGCCTCCGCCTAATATGTGATGTATTAATTTGTATATGTTAGGTATACGTTCTTGTAGTTTTTTTGCAGTCCCATATTCAAGTTCGACCGTTTCTTTTGCTTGTAGCATGTAAGAAGTTTTTCTATATAAATTAACGTGATATGGAGGTTGTTCTAGTTGTATGCCTTTATCAGATGCTGGATCAAATACAACTTGTGCATCTGGTACATAGTCAGGCAGCGTACGATTATGTGTACGCATAAAGTCGTTTAAAGAAGATTTCTGCGTAGGAGTGAGTGGATAATCGTCTGTAAACTGTTCTTTGTTTTCATCATAAATACCATTGAAATAAGTATCAGTGTAGAAATCTCTAAGAACTATTGGTTTTAGTTTTTGATCACCATCTATTTTATCAGCGAAAGTTTCAAATATACTTTTATAAAACTCTGGATCTGCTTTTTGTATTTCCCAAACAGGTTCTCCTTTGAAGTTGTACATATAATGTGGGTTGCTAAGTAAGAAGTAATATCCATTACTGTCGCCTCCATTTACATTACAGTTTACGTAAGGTTCATTTACACGGACTATATCTATAGTCATTTTATCTGGGTTTTGTAAGACTTCTTGAGACTCTCCTGCAATTGTAATTGATCTAATCTTTTCAGATTTCTTAGGTAAGTTTAGTTTTTTACGGAGATTATCTTTTATTTGTATTCCTAAGTTATGAACTCTTTCTGGGTTTATGTTACTTACATTAAGATCTAAGGTTGGCGAACCACGTTTGATGTGTACAAACCTGTCTCCAGCTATCGGGTCTTGTATGTCAACAAACTTTGGTGCAGATAAATAAATTAATTTACTGTTGTCTGCAACTGAAGGGTCTAAGGTGTAACTTAAACTTTGACCATTAGCAGATAGCTTTAAGTGTTTAGCTAGTATATCGGTTTCATAATTTAACATCTTCAACCACTCCTTCAGGGTCTTTGGATGTACTGCATGTTTTAAGAAAAAGAATAAATGAAGTGAGACTTTATCTTGTTTTAAACCTAATGATGCGCTAGCTTGAGCAATGTAAGACACATTCTGAAACTCTTCTGGAAGATGTACAACAATCTTCTCTGCTAGTGTTTGTACATCAGTTAGATCCTGAGCTGGCATTTGTAAGCCATCTATATCAATAACTAATAATTCAGTTGGAGCGTTTCTGTCAGCTACTAAAGCCCTGGGCTCATCTTGTAAGTTACGTAACAATAGGCCTTTGTGTAAACACATACCTGCAGCTGCTGCGGTTTGTAAGTGTGCGTAGAAATCTTCGATTCCTTTTTGTGTTTTCTTTACATTGAAATGATGAGAAGTAAACTTTTTAACAAGGGGGTAGGGTGTAGTTGCGTCCTTTGATATTTCTTTTATTAGTTTTTTCTTTGCTTGTAGAAAAACTATTTCCATACAAACCTCCTATTTCTTTTTGTATATTTCTTTTCTATCTATTTTAACATTTTCTTTAGCTACAAAACCGAGCTTACATTGTTTAGGGCCAAGGCTAGTTACAACAACTTCAGCGATGACTTCATCATCTTTGTAGATAATGACTCCTTCTTTCTTTCTTCTTGTAAGTATAAGATTGCTCATTTGTCATAACTTGTGCTGTAGTTTCCCTCTGCATCTAACGGTAGATCTTGACACCAAGATAGAGGTGTTTTCATTATAGCTAGAATTTTTTCTAATGTCTTGTCGGCTTCTCCATCAGAACCAATTGCCACTACTTCATCGTGTATCTGTAATACAACTGATACTTCTGGTAAGTTTTGTATTTCGAGCATTTGTTCGGTAATAACTATTCTTGCTAGAGCTTGAACAATGTTTTCTGTCATCCTAGGGCCATGCGTACGTATAACACTTTTACCTGAGAAGTAAACAAACTGACCGCTTTGATAGGTTAGTTGTGGGTATTTAAGATG